GTCTGGTTAATCTGGTCAATAGCTGCCTTTAACTCGGCTGCTGAAATTTCTGCACCAATATCGGTGTAGTTAGTAGGAGTGTTACCTGCTGTCCAGATACTAGTGAGTGCAGTAAATACCTTACCCATGTAGTAGTCACGGAGTTTAGCTAACATTTCATTCTTAATTTCAGCAACAGTTCCCAGCTCGCCTGAAGCAAGTTCCCACTCATTAGCGGTCACTTTGACATCTGCACCGTCAAGAATGTAATTCATTCTCTCCGATACAGTGATTTCAGACGCAAGGTGCATAGCACCAGGAACTAGGGTACGAACTTTAATACCCTTTCTAACCTTTTTCAAAAGTGCATCACCAGGTTTCAAATTTCTAGCCTTTAATAGCATAGAGACAAAATCTGGGACAATATGGTTAGGACTAATCCATTCTGTGAATAATTGAGCTAGAGCCTCTCTCTGCGTCTTATCCTTCATCAATGCAGCGACACTCTCCTTTAATTTAATTTCATCCATTTTATTTAAATCCTCCTAAGTAGATTAACCTACTCGAATAGTAAGTGCACCAGTGCTTGAGTCATAGCGTTCAGTAAAGCCAACTACGCCATGAGCCATAGTAGCAGTGTACATAGGTTTACCAGCTTCGTCAGCAGTATCATCATTGGCATTAGCAATAACAATTGCAGCACCAGGAATGACAATTTCAGCACTATAAATATAGCAGCCACTCGGAATAGTGAATGTACCATGATTGTAAGCCAATGAAGGCGTACCTGAAGGAATAGTCTGGCAATCCTGATAACCAGGATATGTCATTCTTACATTCGCATCAAAAGGCACATTAGCATCTTGGTCGAAACCACTTCTACGAAGTGACCATGCTAAAGCAGGTTGTGGTTCATAATAAGGAGGCTGACGATTATCAACTGCCCAAGTTAGGACAAATGCACATCTGTCTGCTTCCTCTTCAGTGTCTGGCAATTTTACACCAGGAAGGTCAGTTTGGCTACCGAAGTCATGGTCGTACGTATGACTGGTCATTAAAACAAAACGACCCTCTACAATATCTTCTGTGGGAATTACCCCAATAACATTTTCAAAAGCGTTAATTTCCATTATATATTTTCTCCTGATTAACTAGTCTTTTTGTTTAAAAACTCAGCCATCTCTTTTATAGAAGGTTTGCCACCACCACTCCCCTTAACTTTAGGTAAGCCTTCTTCGTCCAATTCTTCTTCATTCTGAGAAGCAGTAGCTTCTTTGAAGGAGACCATTTCTTGCAGTAAGAAATCAAAAGCAGACTCTTCCAGAGATAAAAGTTTTTCTCTATTCTCAGTAAAGTACTCTTCTGTTTTCTCAATACCAGCTTCAGCAAACTTAGTTTTAATACTTGCAAACTTTTCATTAAGTTTAGCCTCAGCTTCAATATTTTCTTTAAACTCCTTTAGCGGAGTAATTTCAGCTTCTTTTTCCGTGAGTAGAGCTTCCTTCTCAGAAATAGCAGTATCCTTTTCAGCTAATGCTGTCTTTAGAGCGGAAACCTCACTCTCCAATTCTTCTATAGTTTTCAATTCTTTATCCTCCTTATCTTGTATATCCTCTTTAGATTTAGTAGACTCGGTTAAAAACTCATTAGCCTTTTCTAACAAGGATTGTTTTATTTCATCTGAAAGTTCAGTGTTACTAGTCAAAGATGAAATTGATTCTTTTATTAGTACTTCATCCAGAATACCTTCTTTGTTTTTACATGGAAATAGTTTACTATCTCCATCAATATATAAGAAACTATCTTCTGGTAAACTATCAGTAAATGCTTTAGTTCCCTTAGACGCTATAGCTAAAACTGGTGTTCTGCCACCATAAGCTGGCATACCTACAATAGTAACTCCTCTTAAAGTAGTATCTTTAAGAGTGGTAACACCATTTTCATCTGTTTCTGAATCTCCATATAATATTTCCCAAGACACATTAAGGGGTAACTTATCCTTTATACGCTTTTTCAGCATATCAATATCCTCTTGTCTCTCCCTTGACCAGAAAGCAGCGATAGCTTTAATAGTGTTTCCTGCTTTTCTAAGGTTGGTCATTACTCCTAGTGGAAATGATTCTTCGTGTCCTTCCTTTATTCCAGAAAAAGCCATCTTTACAGGCATATACACACCAGTATTAATCAAGTTATCAAACTCAGACTGGGGTACTCTCTGTTTGTTGCCGTTGGGTTCATCATCAGTAAGTACAAACTTAACCCAAGTTACTGCGGGGTTCTTACTTATAGTAGCAAAAGCTTCTTCTTCCAAGTCCATAAACTCAGCTTCATTAAGTAATTCTACCATATTCTCTTCATTTGTGTTAAAACTTATAGCATTTTTCATATAATCACCTATTTTTTACTCTCATTTTTGTCTACTTTAGTGGTATTTGCCTTTTTTGGGTCTGTATTATTGTCAGCAGTATTACCACCATTTGGATTTACTTCTGGTTTTTTACTGAATGGTGATGCTCCATATTCAGAAACTCCAGCTTTTTCTAGTTCTTTTTGCTCTTTCATTCTCTTTTCAAACTGGTCACTAAACTCAAAGCCAAATGGTTTAGCATAATCTTCTCTACTAAGAGCACCACTTTGGAATAGTTTATCGAGACCTTCTACATATGTCTTAAAGTCGTGTAGATTGATTGGTGCAAATACTATATTAGGTACAGCTTTAAATTTATTTCGTTCAGAGACTTCTGTAACCACATACTTCAAAACTTCTAGTATCTTCTCTCTAAAGTTTTCCATAGTTTTTACTGGAGACATAGCTGCATATTCTGGGTTAGAAGTACCACTTCTTTCAGACTCTCCCACAATTAATGTTCTAGGAAAGCCTAGTGCAAAAATAATATCTTCATTAATATCTTTATACTTACCTTCATTTAGTAAAGCTTCTGTATCGGGAAATACCCAGTTCATTTCTACAGTATGGTCAGTAAATAATTGGAAGATGTTCTCTATAGTTTCTGTTCTTACATTTCTCCAGAGTAGAGTGTTTTTTAAATCAGCCATTCTAGCCAAATCTTCTTCCCCCTCAGTCATCGGAAATTCATCACTACCAATTTTTACATGCAAAATAGCACTAAGTACTTTAGTAGCTACTGAGTAGTCCATCCTTCTTAGGGTTCTTTTATGTTTTAATGGGTCAATTGCAGCCATTAAATATGGTGTTGGATAAGGACCATCGGTTAGTACTCTACGCCTAATTGCATTTTCAGACTTTTTCAAAAGAACTTCTCTTTTACCTGCACGTATCTGTGCTACAAATTCTGGATAATATGCTAAAATTTTTGCATATAATTCTAAATCCTGAGTACCATCGTTATAAGTACCTTCATTAAGTATAAAAAATATCATCTCTTCTGGTATTTCTAAGAAGTAAGATGGTATATCTGTTAGAATACTATCTTTAATTTTAATACTATTGGGGTCTCTAACCCACATTGTTGCAGGTAAAATCAAACTATCTTTCTTTTTTACAGTTATCCCCATATCCTTTATCTGTTCTTTAGTCTGAGTAGCAAACTTAATTTCTGGAAACACTAAACCTGAAATTAAAAACTCCAGTGCCATGTCTTCAGCAAAACTCAATAATTTATATTTCAATCCTTCAAAAACTCTAAACTCATTGTCTGGTAAGCCATTCTTAGTAATTAGTAAATCGTTAATTCCTATATCTACTAGTTTATTAATAGTAGTGGAAGCCAAAGCATCTCTCCTGTAGAAAAATCTACAGTCTTTAACAATAGTCCTAAAATCGTCAAAGTCATTAATTCTTAGAGTATAGTTCTCTTTGTATAACCAAGGATTTTCATATTGAGGCATATCTCCAGCTAATAGTGCTGACTTAGCAAGTAGAAACTTTTTAAAATCCTTTTCATCTTTTTCATCTTTAGTTTTATTTTTAGCCATAGTTTATCTCACCCAAGTTGGTTTGAATAGTTTCTTTTTTCCTCTTTGTCCAAATACAAATTCATTATTTAAGTAGTAAGCTGTTACTCCACATAGTAATGCCGATGTGAAATGGTCTTCTCCTCTTTGTCCACCTTTAGGAGTAAGAGTTTTATATGCAATATCCCCATTATCATTTTTAGTATAAGTCATTCTTTCAAGTTCTACAACCATTTCCATATCTGTAGTAGAATACAATATCTTATGATTATTAGTATAGTCTTGTAAAGTAGTGACAGCAAATGGTTTGGTTTTAGACTTAACTTCTGCACCATCTGAGTCTGTCCCAAGTACTAACCAAGCAGAAAAGTCTACTGGATAAATTACTTTCTTATAATTTTTATGTACATAATCTCTATGTTCCCATAGATTTTGTATAACTGATACGCCAATGTTTCCCCTATCTACTCCTATAATTGATGGTGCAAATCTAGTATCTATAATGTCTATAATCTTTTCTTGAATAGGATATGATACTTTAGTTAATTTTATCCTTGCATGAAATCTCAGTCTCTTATATGCATCTAAATACATTACTATTATTGCTGTAGGCTCAGTGTAGCCTAGGTCTATTCCAATAATTACATCAACTGCTTTATTAGGAATAGACGGCAATAGATTCATCTTTTGTAAATATATAGATAAGTCTGTGGTTCTAATTCCATCAATTTCTAAATGGTAAACTGGATACTGTTCAAACCCAAAAGTAGCTCTATCAAACAGGGAGAAAACTGGCTTACCGTGTTGTCCTAAAAAGTAATGTATAAAGTCGTCTGACTCTTTTCCACCATACTGTATAAGAGCAGCCTCTTCATCTTCTTTAGTTACTCTAGGGTTTTCATATGCAGAAATTCTATGTTTAGTGTAATTTGGATTTTCCCTATCTACTTGATATAAAATATTATTTTCTCTTAAACCTGTAGGTACTCCAGAAGTCATCATTCTGTATCCTGGTTGCCACGTATTTAATGATGGTTGTAATTCTTGAAAAGTACCGTGTGGAAAATAACCAGCTTCATCTACTGCTATAAATGGGGTATGTAAGCCTACAACATTAGCACCCGTATTTGATTGCCCAGCTATACGACAAAGTAGCATAGAGCCAGTTTTTAAAGTTATTGAGTGGTTTGAACTGTTTATACCTGAATGTGGCTCTATGAAATTCTCTAGAAAAGAATTGTTACGGTACATTCTAATTAACTCAGTAAATACTGGCTCTAGATGTACTAAACTTGGTACTGTATAGACAATAAAATTATCTGGAAATATTTTATTAGAAAGTATCCACTCTATAATATCTGTAATGGTTAG